GCTTTGTAGACTCCAATAGAGACAATACCAGGATTATCATCAATGGAGACTTGCTACACAACATTAACAAACATAGTAAAGGGGCTATGAGGGAACAGAAGATGAACTCTCAAGAGCAATATGATTATGCAGCTGACCTCTTTAAAAACTATGTGGACTTAATTGATGCGGTAGTAGTGGGTAATCACGATTGGAGAACCGAAGAAGAAACCGATATTGATTTACTGTACATGTTCTGCCGGGAATTAGGAATCAAGGACAAATACATGAAGTATCGCGGTGTGATGGGTTACAGCATTAATAAGAACTTCTATTCTATTGAAATGTTTCATGGAACAGGTGGAGGGGCAACGGTATCAGCGGTGGAGAATAGCTTAAAGAAGTTAAAGCGAACCACGGCAGATATTATGTATTGCGGCCACTGGCATAAAGAGTTTGCGAAACCCTATAAAGAACACCACATAGATCCATACAACAAACAAGTGAAGCAATATAAGAAATGGTTACTCTGTGGGAATACCTTAGTGGACACAGAATCTTATGCAGAGAAATCAGGATATGCAGAGGGCTTTCCTTCTCAAGCGGTGATTAAACTGTCAGGGGAGAGAAAGAAACGGAATATAGAAATTGAATGGATCAGGTAGGAATTATCCCTTTGGTGTCGTATTATAATTAAGACAAGGAGGGATTGACTATGAGTGAACGAGTAGGCGGTTGTAAAGGAACCAAACCAGGTGGAGCAAGATTGGATTCAGATAAGGTAGGCGGTTAATAACGGGAGCATCCTTCGGGGTGCTTTTTTTATTGGGGGCGGTGAATGATGTGAAATTAAAGCCACAACATCAAGACTTTGCTGATTACTATTTGCAGTTAGGGAATGCTGAACAAGCAGCGATTAAGGCTGGATATAGTGAGAGGTATGCAAGAGGGAATGCGTATAAGTTAGTGGCACATAGTGGCATTCGTGCTTATATAGAGGAAAGACTCGCTAAAAAGGATATCAAGAAGATAGCTGACCAAGATGAAGTGTTAGCCTTTCTTACCAATGTTCTTCGTGGTGAAGAAACAGAACGCATTCCATTGTTTGCGAAGGATCACTTTGAAATGGTTGATAATACACCTTCCATAAAGGATCGTACAAAGGCTGCTGAACTACTCGGCAAGCGTTATACCCTATGGACGGATAAACAGCAAATAGAGGGCAATATAGGCGTGACAATCGTAGATGATATAGATGAATAAGGTTAGACTATCTGAAGTGATTGCTCCTTCCTTTTACAAAGTGCATAAGGATATTAAACGAGGACTACACACTCACTATTGGCTAGGTGGTGGCCGTGGTAGTACGAAATCTTCTTTTGTTGGGATTGAAACCATCAAAGGGGTTATGGAAGATCCGAATGCGAATGTAGTTGTATTGAGGAAGGTTAAAGATACATTAAAAGACTCTGTATATGAGCAACTCCAATGGGCGATAGAAGTCTTAGGTGTTGGTCATTACTGGCATAGTAGTATCAGCCCATTGGGATTAACTTATCTTCCCACTGGACAAAAGATAATATTCAGAGGCGCGGATAATCCTAAAAAGATTAAGTCCATCAAGTTTAGCCGTGGTTACTGTAAATATATATGGTATGAAGAGGTTGACGAGTTCGAAGGCATGGAAGAGATACGGATGATCAACCAATCTTTAATGCGTGGTGGTCAGAAGTTTATTGTCTTCTATAGCTACAATCCTCCTAAAAGCGCAAATAATTGGGTAAATGCAGAAGTTCAGCTTACCAGGGATGATAGACTATTCCATCATTCGAACTATCTCACAGTACCGAAAGAATGGCTTGGAGAACAGTTTATCATTGAAGCGGAACACCTGAAGGAAACCAAACCTACAAGTTATCAGCATGAATATTTAGGTGAAGTAACCGGAACAGGTGGAGAGGTATTCGATAATGTGCAGATAAGGAGAATATCTGATGATGAAATCAGTGAATTCCATAATGTTAAACGTGGGTTGGACTTTGGTTATGCTATTGACCCTCTTTCTTATAATGTTGTGCATTATGATCGTAAGAAGAAACGCTTATATATTTATCACGAACTATACAAAGCAGGCTTATCAAACTATTCTGCTTACCATGACTACATCAAAAAAGAAAATGTAAACAATGAAATGGTATTAGGTGATTCAGCCGAACCAAAGAGCTTACATGAGCTAAGACAATATGGCTTAAAGATACGTGGAGTCAAGAAAGGTCCTGACTCTGTAGAATACGGAATCAAGTTTCTGCAAAGCTTAGAGGCTATTATCATAGATGACATACGGTGTCCAGAGACAGCAAGAGAGTTTCTGACCTATGAGTTAGATAAGGATGCCAATGGAAACTTTAAAGCAGCTTATCCGGATAAGAACAATCATGCTATTGATGCGGTGCGTTATGCTCTCAATGATGAAGCGATGAAGTTCAAAGAGGAACAGCAGCATAAACATGATCCAGACAATTTAACTCCTTCAGAGAAGCATCAGAAGGCGATTAAACAAATGACAGGCGGTAAGCCTAAGATATCATCTTATACAAAGTGGTGATTATATGGAATTCATTTATGGAGTGCTGACAACAGTACTCTTTTTATTTGCGCTCTTAGCTTTTTTTTACGCAGGGTATAAGCAGGGTAGCAAACGAATTATAGCGAAACCTCCTGATGATGAAAAGCAACGTGAAATAGAGCGTTTCAACAGGGATTTCAAAGCCTTATTCAACTATGACGTAGAAACAGCTCTAAAGAAAAAGAAGGTGACATAACTTGGCAGAGAAAACGAAAGATTGGCAGTTATACGAAGCTGGAAAACAATACAATAACCGATTAACACCCAATTATTACGATACGGTGGATGCGAACTTAGCCTTCTTTGAGGGTGATCAGTGGAGAAACCTACCTGACAACAACATGCCCAAACCGGTTTTCAATATTATCAAGAGGGTGGGCACATTCTTTGTATCCTCACTGACCACAAGTAAAACTAAATTACACTTTGAACCCTTATTGAATGCGGATAATGGAGAGAGTGAAGAGCTTTCACCTTCTGATTTCGCTAATGCCATGGTATCCAACCTATTCGAGAAGTTCAAAATGGACTTCCGAATCAAAGATGCCTTGTTTGATGGTGTCAAAACGGGTGATTATTGCGCTCATTTCTATTGGGACACAGAGAAACAGCCATACGGCAATCAATTTGGTGATATTAAAGGTGAAATCTGCATGGAATTGGTAGATGGAACAGATGTGATGTTTGGGAATGCCAATAATCCAAATGTAGATGCACAACCTTATATCATCATTTCAGGCCGTGATATGGTCAACAACCTGAAAGAAGAAGCGAAGAAGTACAAAACAGATGAAAATACCATTAAATCTGACAGTGATTTCAATGAAACAGCTGGAGACAGCGGTAAGATTGAGGTAGAAGCCGATGAATCCGGCAAGGCTCGTTATATCATTGTTTACCGAAAGAAGAAAGTGAAGCGAGTTAAGCAAGATGAACAAGGTAATAAAACTGAAGTAGAAGAAACTACTATTATGGTATCTAAAAGTGTTGAGAGTGCTTATATCTTCAAAGATATTGATACAGAGCTTAAACACTACCCAATAGCATGGGGAAATTGGGAGAAGCAAAAGAACCAATACCATGGCAGAGCGCTTTGCACAGGCTTACTACCGAATCAAATCTTTATCAATCGTATGTTTGCCATGGTGATGTATCACTTGATGATGACAGCCTTTCCTAAAGCCGTATACAATGCGGATATCATTACTTCTTGGGATAATGAGATAGGTTCAGCGATTCCAGTAAGCGGAATGGACATAAACGGCAATATTAAGAACATCGCTGGATATCTTGAACCTGGTCAAATGAGTGGTCAAATTATGCAGACCATTGAACAGGCTATGCAATATACAAAAGAATGCTTGGGTATCAGTGATGCTGCATTAGGGCAGATAGATCCAAAAAATACAAGTGCTATTATTGCGGTGCAGAAGTCTTCAGCTATCCCATTGGAGAATCCGAAAGCGAATCTTTATGAATGGATAGAGGATATTGGCCGTGTGCTTCTCGATATGATGGGAACCTATTATGGAACAAGACCTGTAGTTATTGAACAAAACCAAGTGAAACAAGTCGTACAATATGACTTTTCTATCTTTAAAAATGAATGGCTCAATGTACGGGCTGATGTGGGCGAAGCTTCTTACTGGTCTGAAATTGCTTCCTTACAGACGCTTGATACTTTATTGGATAAAGAGAAGATTGATTTCGTGGATTACCTGGAGAGAGTACCGGATGAATACATTCCACAGAAACAAGAATTGATTGGCAAGATTAAGCAGCAGATGGAAATGCAGCATCAAATGGCCAATGATCCAGCTCAACTTATTGCCCAATTAGAACCGGAAGAACAGAGAGCTTTCTATAGTGCTCCTATAGAGCAACAACAGGCCATATTAGCCCAATTACAAGGTCAACCTTCTGTAGTGGGGGATTAACAGCACCTATATAGGTGTTTTTATTTTGTCCTGAATATGACGTTAAACTGTTCAAATATTCCCCAACCATAGGGAAGGAGCGTTTTTATGTTTGAAAATGAAGATATGATTTTACCGGATGATTTCGAAATGGATACCACACCTGATGAAGTCACGGAAACCGATGATTCTACTCAAGAGGTGGAATCAACAGAGCAAAGCACAGAGCAACCTGAACAGACTCCCTTCTTGAAGGTGAAATACAACAAAGAAGAAATGGAGCTGGATGAAGAACGTGCTCGTGAACTGGCTCAAAAAGGGCTTAATTACGATAAGACACTAGAACGCCTGCAGGCATTAGAGAGTGATCCTCGACTAGCGTTTATCGAACAATTAGCCGGGCAACACAACATGACACCTCAAGAATATATCGAGGCTGTCAAACAGCAACAAGAGCAAGAGCGCATTAATCAGTTAGTCGAACAAGGCATTAGTGAAGAAATCGCTCAAGAATTGCTTGAAAACCGTAAATTCCGGGAACAGTTTGATGCAGAGAAGAAGGCCAAGGCAGAGGAAGAAAAGAAAAACGCTGATTACAATGAGTTTTTCGATTACTACCGTGAAGCGAATGGCCGTGATTTCGTACCAAATCAAGACACTATTCCA